CCGCTTAGAGATAAAAGTTTTGCAAAAGGACTAATCATATATTTCTCCTATTCTTTTAACTAACTCATCAAATGTTTTTGTAGTGTTAGGTGCATAATGTTCAGCAATTTTTCTATTAATAGATTGTATTTCTTTATCAGGATACTTTCTAAGCATAGCTACATATTCAGCAAAAGCCTCAGAACTATTACCCTCTGTTAAAATTCTAGCAGAAGGTGTTCTACCTATTACTGGAAACTTTTTATAATAACCATCACTATGTCCTGCACCTATTTTATTAAAACTTATAGAACCTATATAATCGTTCATCTCACCTCTAAAATCTCTATCATAAGTAGATAATATTGAACTATCTAAAGTTTTATTTTCTATTTTAAGTTTAAAGTTATAGATATCAGCATCAGTTATATCTGACTTAGAATTTAGATTTCTAAAGTAATATTTATAATTAGTACTTCTATTGTGATAAATATAATCCCTAATTTCATTATCTGTTAAAATTGATTTTTTAGAAATATTTAATTTTTTATAATAATCATTGAAACCCTTACTACCTATTTCATAAGTAGTACCTTCAATAGCTTTTTGAGATTCATAAATATAATTTTTTCTTCTATCTTTTAATTTATAAGTTAAATCATTATAATCATCTATCATAGAGTCTACTGCTAATTCAGACATTGTTTCAGGTCTTTTAGCTAATGGTCTATATTTACTATATTTTTTACTTTTGTAACCAATATAAGTTTTACCTAAATATTTTTTTGTTTCTAAATCAACAAAACCTTTACTAAGTTTTTTAAAATTATCAGGATTAGATCTTACTAAATCTATAATATTATCATCATATCTATGACCAAGTTCATGAATAACAGTAGTTTTCCAATTAATGGTTTTAGTCATATCATCACCAAGGTTATTAACTTTAGAACCTATTCTTAATCTATCACTAAATTTAGAATATTGACCACCACCGTACTCTAGACTATCTAAAGGCTTTAATTGTCTGAAACCTTTAGTAAACTCATCTTCTACATTACCATAATTATCTTTTAATAATTGTAACTCTTCAGATGTAGTATTACCATATAAAGGTGCCTGTTTTTTATTAACAGTTGTAGATACAGTTGTAGCTAAACCTTTATTAGTAGGTTTAACACCATTAAGTAATTCTTCTAATCTACTTACTGATACTAATTGACCTTCTCTTGTACTAAATTGTGTAAACTTTAATTTACCAGTATTATATATTTCAACTCTACGTTTATTACCTAATACAGTTAATTTAAAGTTATCATCTTGTTGTGATAAAAACTTCTCAAAATTAGTTTCACTAGCAACTTGACCATTAAAAGATGCTCTCTTACTTTTAGAGATTCTTTGTAATTTTCTTTTACTAATTCTAGGACTATTAGTATTATTTAAATCTTCATAAGACTTAACAATAGGAACAGTTGTGGATCTACAGTTAAAATGTTGTGGAGGTCTTACACCTCTACTATCATTTAATCTGAAAACCTTACCGTCTAATCTTCCACAAATCATAGAAGTTCTTGAGTCTAAAGTTGCTACATATTGATATCCATCAATTACATCTTCATTCAACTTGTAAGTTGCATTAGATACGTTACTTGATGTTTCAGTTATAGCAGTTCTAGATAAAGTTTTTAATTGAGCACGAGGTAAATCAATTGAATCACCTACATTCTTAGCAATTTTATTAACAGCTAAGTTATCTATCATACCTTTTCTAACAACATCTTTAATTCTTCTCTGTTGTGTTAAACTGATAGATGCAATTTGCTCTGAGTATGTTCCTGCTGAATTAATAATTAAATCATTAACTTTCAACCCAGTATACACTTTACTTCTATAAACTTTACCTAAGCTTTCTTTTAAAGTATTGTTATGGAACTTAGAACTTGTATTAGCCAAAGCCTTTAGTTCTGAAATTCCATTTTTGTATATCTTACGATAAGTTTTTCTTGTTTCTAAAGTTAAAGCACGGTTTAAAGCGTTTACACTTTTGTTACCATTCTTTAAAGCAGAGTTTACTAATCGTTTTTTATGGGATGACATGACTTTTGTTAAATCGGTATCTAGTTTCTTCTCGTAAAGACTTAAAAGGGCACGTTCTTTCAGCCCTCTAGATAATATATCATCGTTTATACTCATTTACTTCCTTTATTTTTTCTTATTCAGGATATCTAACTCATCGTTAATTCTTTTAGAATATTCAGCAATTAAGATATCATTTTTATTAACTTCTAAACTAGCTAATATCTTTTTGTTATTACAATCACCTAATATAGCTAAATTGTTTTTAACTGTAGGTGATAATTCACTTTCTTTATATTCTTTATCATCAATTGTAATTATTTTATCTTCAACTTTTATATCTTTAATCATTTTATTTTTTCCTTTTATATTTTTTCTTTTTCTCTTCTTTTTTCTTTTTATAAGATCTTTTTTTACCGTAAGCCATTAAGTATTTTCTCCTTCTTGTTCACACATAAATTTAACGTATGCTTTCAATTCATTAACCCGAGGAGGTGTCATACCAGCAAGTAAACTTTTAGATGCGTCATATCCAAAAGTAATACATGTATAGTAATCATTAAAAATTATCTCAGGCTTAACTGGATCAACACAAGTATTGTTAATCCCAAAGCATAATGCTAATACTAATATATAATCCATACTATCCCCATAAACTTCCAGTGATAGTACCTTTATTATATTCAGTTGCTCTACTTTCAAAGAAGTTAGCATGTTCAACACCATTAATAACCCAATCAAGCCAGCTTAAAGGATTTTCTTTAACTTTATAATTTGGTTTTAATGATAATTGTAACAATCTTCTATCAGCAATATATCTTATGTATTGTTTAACATCTTCAGCTTTTAAACCTCTAATACCACCTTTAGCAAATGCAAGATCTATAAATTTATCTTCTAGATCTACCATCTCTCTAGCAGTTTGATATATTTCAGCTTTAAACTTCTCAGTCCATACTTCAGGATTCTCTTTTATCAATGTATGAAATAATTTAATCATTCCTTCAACATGATGAGTTTCATCTCTTATAGACCAGGTAACTATTTGGCACATTCCCTTCATACGACCAAACCTTTGAAAGTTTAATAGCATAACAAATGATGCAAATAGTTGTAAGCCTTCACCAAAAGCACTAAAGCAAGCAATATCTCTTATAAGACCTTCTGTACCAGTACCTTTAGATTTAAATAAGTAAGTATGTTTATCAGACATCTCTTTATACTCTTGAAATGCCTTATAATCAGTTAATTGTGTTTCACCAATAGTATCATTAAGTAATGAATAACTATGAGCATGATTAGCTTCTGAGTTAGCAAATGAA